ATTAGCTATTTTAGTTTCGAGGTAAAGTTTTTCAGCAGTGCGCTTGATCAAATTTTTCACCAATAAAATAACATTATCATTATTTTTGATATTTTCTTCAGTTACAGTGCTTATTTTGTCCTGCAATTCTTCTAATTTTTGTCTAGCTTCTAAAAATTGTTTTTCATCTGATACAAGTTTTTTACCTAAAGTATCTATTTCTTTTTGATATGTTGTAAGACTACTTTGTTTAGCTGAACTTTGTCTAAGACTGATATCAAACTGTGCCTGTTTTATTTGTTCATCGATACTATCTCTCTTATCAATATCTTTGGTTTTAGATTTTTTATTTTTTAATTTTTTTATGTAATCATTGATTTCGGAAATTTTATTTACGGCATTTTCAGCTTCCGCTTTCAATTTCATCAAATCATCTATATCATTTCTGATTGCAGTATTATTCGATGCTCTGCGATCAACCTCAACCACAAGTCGGTTAAATTCTTTCTCCTCTTCAAGTGAAATAGAATTTCTAAGATTGTTGGTTTCTCCATCAGCTTTTTCTTTTCGACCCATGTAGTCGCTATATATTTTTTTAAATTCAGAATAAAAACTTTTAAGATTGAAAAGTAATGCAAAAGAATTTCGCATTCTCATATTATTTTCAGCTTCCATCTGATATACATCTTTTTGACTAGCCATTTTTTTGGTATCTAGTCCATACTTTCTCATTTGATCGATTTTTTGTCTCTTTTCAAAATTATCAACCACGCCAACTGGACCTGATGCATACCCTCTGGACGTTTCAGGTGAAAACGCTTGACCATCATCAGAAATACCAGCTTCAGTGCCAGTCACTCCTCTAGGACCGATTTGTCTTTGAGTATTGAAATATCTTTCTCCTGGCTTAGTTCCCTTTGCTTCCAATGCCAATGTATATAAATCGTCGAAATTCATATTATTATTTATCAAATTGTGTTAAATAATGTAAGAGTTATGATGGACAAAGAAAATATAGGGGCAATTTTACAAGAAATGTCCGACGAAAGAAAGATCCCAACCGATTCGCAAAAAAAAGTTGCAGACTTTTTTGTCAATCTTGTCATGAAATTAGAAAAAGGAGATAAAGAAGCTGTTAAAATGCTGAATATGACTCCTCAAGAATTACAACAATTAGCATCTCAAAATACACTACAAACAGAGGCTTTTGAAAATTTAAGAAGTAAAGCATCGGGATTATTCGGTGGAGATCCAGTAAAGAAAAGATACGATCTTTTAATACAATCCTTGAATAAGCACATCTGGGAGTTTATACAAGATGTGAAAAATACGAAAACCGAAGATGCTACAGAATATAATAAGATGGTCAATGAACTTTTAAAAATTGAACCTGCTCTTCAATCTAAAGGTGGTTTTTTCCAAAAGATTGGATATGGTGTTGGGAGGGGAGTAGGAACAGTAGCTAAAATAGGTTCTGTTGGCGTTCTCGGCGCAGCATTAGGTAGTTTCGGATTACCAGCTTATGCAGTTGGTGGTATTTTAGGTGGTGGTTTAAGTGTTTTGAAGAATTCGCAAAACACCAAGATGGACACCAAAACAAAATTAAAAAAAGCACTTATTGGTGCTGGATTAGGTGCTATGGTTGGTTACGCTTTTTCTAAATTACAAAGCGTGACGGGTGACGCTGGTACAGAATCATCAGTAGATACCAATACTGGAGACACAATCGGTGTCGATGGGAATGGTTCTAATATAAGTGTATCATCATTCGATGGTAACGAAGCGATTATAAAAGTTGAAACAGATATCAATAATTCTCTTGGTGCGGCAAAAGGACAACTTCAAGCTGATCGAGTAAGTGCGATAAGAGCTAAAGAGGAATTTTTAAAATTATTGGGAACTAACCAAGGTAACATGGGAACAGAAGTTATAGATGGTGTCACTCAAGGCGGTAAAAGAATTATAACATATAAAATAACAAGACGATGAATAATAAAGATATACATAATATAGGAAATTTATACGAAGAAGGATTATGGGATCGTATGAAAGCAGGGGCATCATCTATTAAAGGTGGACTTACAAACATGAAAATGTTGGGAAGTTCGGGATATGCAAAGGGAGCGCAAGAAGCGAAAACTAAAAGCTTAATGAATTCGTTTATATCAAAAGTGATTAAAGATATAGAAAAATTCGATTCCGATGTGCTGAATTATAAGCAGTCTCGAAATTACGATACAATTTTGAAAAAGGCGAATGATATGAGAGATATAATTTATAAATACCAGAAATAATACTAAATACTATTATGGGAAAAAAATTTGACGCAATTTATGAAACTGTTATTTCCAGAAGTGAAATTGGAGGTTATCTTCCAGGCGACTGTGTGAAATTTCGCACTGGTTACAAGAACACGGAAACCTACAAGCATATGCCATCTACTCTTCAGAGAGAAGTTGATGAATTGGATAAATGTGGATTGAATATTAAAGTTGTTCAAGTAGGGGATAAACAATCGGGATTTTCTGCTGGTAATCAATTCAAACCAGCAGGTTGTGTTGTGTTGACTATCGCTGCTGATCACGGTGGGGGAAGAACTTATGGTAGAGTTACTGTAACTACTGATATGGTTGATATTAGCGATGGTGTTCTAGTTCCTGATAAATTCAAGAAAAAAGATGTAGTCATTATCAAACCCAAGAAATTGGAAGTTGATCCAAATCTTATTACCAATGTAACTGATAAAGGTAATGGTAAGAATACCCCAACCGATTTGAAATTGGCGGGAGAATCCAAGTCTTGGGATTTCACCAAAGAATTGGGTAATATTTATGATGAAATATTACAAGAAAAATTCGATTTCAAAAAAGCCGATAGAAATAAAAATGGGAAATTAGAGGATTGGGAAGAAAATATAGGTAAAAAAGTCTTTGGCGATGACGAAGATGAAGATGATAGCGAAGACAATGACGAAGATAATGAGGATTGCGGGGAACAAGATGAACAGGATGCTTGCTATAAAAAAGTAAAATCCCGATATGATGTATTTCCTAGTGCATATGCTTCTGGAGCATTAGTTAAATGTAGGAAAGTAGGAGCAAAAAATTGGGGGAATAGTAAAAAGTAATGGAACAAATGTCCCAAAGACAATTACTAGAAAATTTACGTGATTGGTTTGCTCCTCATGTGGATAAGGAAGGTAAGAAATTTAAAGGATGGATTAACTGTAAAACAGGTGGACCCTGTGGTAGAAAAGATACATCAAAAGGTTCTTATCCTGCATGTAGAGCTACAAAGGCAGACTGTAAAAAAATAAAAGGTAAGATGTATAAAAAGAAAAGCTCTGAAAGAGTTAGCTGGAAAAATAATAAGAAATAATTTAAATAAGATAAATAATAATATGGCTAGATATAATAATGAAGATCAACTTAATTTGGAAGAACTCTTAGAAGAAGGGTTCTTGGATCGCTTCAAAGCTCGTGGTGCGCAAGCACTTGGAGCAGTTAAAGGTGCGGGACAGCAATTAAAAGGTGGCGCACAACAAATGGCTGGTAATGTTGTTCAAAAAGCTGGTAATTTAGCAGCTAAAGGAGTTCAAGCAATGGGTGGTCAAATCGATCCATCTCAAAACAAATTGACTCAGGCTGGACAAGGAATGCAACAAGCAGGACAACAAAATGTTCAAGTAGGTGGAAACATGGGTAATAATGCCAAAATTGATTATTTGAAAAAAAATATCACAAAAAGAATTGATAATTTTGTAGCTAATCTAAATAACGATGTCCAGAAATTAGGATTGAATATTGGAGAAATCAAATTTGCTTCGGAAATTCAAGATGCTTTGGAAGGATTGAAACAAAACATTCAAACAACACAAGCTACCCCACCACCTTTACCACAACAATCTCAAGCAACACCACCTCCACTTCCTCAAGATAATACAGTTGACGATCAAGTAGAACCAGAAGATGATGGTGTTAGTAGCTACGCAGCACAAAGACAACAACGTTCAGATAGATCGAAACAAGCTGCCGCTAACAGAAAGCAACAACAATCTAAATTAGCTTCAAATCCGAAAAAAAGTAAATCTCGCAATATTCAAAAAACCTACGATAAGAATTTCGTAAGAGAGAATTACGACAAGTTATTTTGGGGGGAATAATTCTTCCAACTGTAATAGACAAGCGATACAACATATCTCCCTGTCAGTAACAGACATCATTTTAAACAAGCTATCCGCAATTATTAGGATAGCTTGTTTTTTTATTGTGTCATCAATTTGTAGATCATAAAAATAATTTAACAAATCTTTCAAAAGAGCTTCATGATCAGAGTCGAATAATTCCTCGTTCTCAATAAGAAACTTTCTTGTATCCAGTGTCTTACCCGACTTGAGATTATTATAAATTAATTCTAATGTCTCGTTAGTATCCTTCTTTGATTCAATAGTGAGGATACCAGACTTAGAGAACTTCTCCAACTCATTGATGCATTTCCTGATATCGGGAAAATGACTTCTGATCAGATTTACCAGATTCTTCTTCTGATCGTCAGGGATCTCGATGTTTTCTCTTTTGAGAATTTCCACACATCGACGAATGACATCTTTTAAGGATGTGTGGAGAGTGAGATTTTGGCAACGAGACTGTAGAGCAGGGATAATACGGTGTTTGTAATTACCTGTGAGGATGAATCGTGTAGTGGATGAATAAGACTCCATTACGTTACGTAGAATCCCCTGTGCCTGTTTGGAGATACCATCTGCTTCATCCAGAATTACAATTTTCAATCCACCATCGAAACTCATTGTTTGGGCAAACCCAATAACTTTCTCTCGAATCGTGTCCACGCCGTTTTCATCAGAGGCATTAATATAAAGATAATCACAATTCAAAATATCTTTAGCGATGATTTTGGCAAGACTGGTCTTACCGCTTCCAGCAACACCAGTCAATAACAAATTCGGGATATCTCTACCAAAGTTTTGGATGATTGCTCTTGTCTTTTCGTCCACCATCAGATCATCTAGAGTCTGTGGTCTGAAGCGTTCCATCCATAAATCATTATTCATATATCAATACCAATAGCATGGTTTGATCGTTTGTCAATGGTTCGGACAAGATTTGCACAGTCTAATAGACTATCATGATCACCAATGTCGAACCAAAAACCATCAAGTTTCTCAACATTGACACCTTCTTTCTCATTCATCAAGCGAATGAGATCAACGATTTCCAGTTCTCCTCTTGCTGATGGTGTGACCTTTTTAGCCATTTCAACCACTTCATTGGAAAATACATAAAGACCAATCACAGCATCTTCTGAAATAAATTCTTTAGGTTTCTCCACAATTCGTTTGATCCAACCATTTTCATCAGTTTCCACCACACCATATGCTGATGGGTCTTTTACTTTGTAAGTGTAGATTGTATTTGATTGGGGATGAATCGGTGAGTTGCCAATGATAATATTATCCCCAAGAATCAAACAGATTTCATCTGCATCTTTAATAAATTCTTCCCCAACAATAAAAGCATCGACAAGACCACGAGGTTTATCCTGAATTGTATAGGATAGATTCAGACCGAATTTACTACCATCTCCCAACAAAATCTTAAATTGTTTTTGTTGTTCCTCATCAGCATTGATAATAAGGATATCTTGATAACCCATCTCCTTCAGTGTTTGAAGGGGATAGGCGATCACTGGTTTTTTATAGATACCCAATAATTGTTTGGATGTCGTTTTTGTAATGGGGTATAAGCGAGTGGCTTTTCCTCCAGCTAAAATTAAAGCACGTTTATTCATAATCTTCTCCATCATTTGCGATAGCAGTTATTCTTGCTTTCTGGTTAGCTACGATTTGTTCACAACATTCAATGATTGCTTGCTTCTCAGTTCTGATTGGAAATATTTCTTGCAATTTACTGGTATCTAATACACAATTGGAACGATTTGCATGTGCTTTCAATTGTGATCTATCTCCCAATTTCCAATTGGAATTGTGCATACCATATGATTTCAGAATCTCACAAATCTCCTCAGTTTTCAATGGTTCAGGATTGGTGATATTGTAAATCTCTCTACGAACCCAATAAGTATCATTATCTAAGGTGCTAACAAGGCATTGCACAAAATCACAAAGATCGGGAATGTATGTCTTAGAATTTACAAGATTTAATAAATCATTATAATTTTTAATTTTAGTGAGATAATTTCTATATGAATTATCTTGACCAAATGGCATTCTAATTCTCAAAACAATACCTTTCAAATCTTTTGCGAGATTTTCGTAAGCATGTTTGGATTTGGAATAAAATGAGCTATAATTCTGAAACAATCCAAAATTGGGAGTATCTTTTTCTGACCACTCTTTGTCGTATCCATCATAAAGACAACCAGTAGAAACGTGGATATAATAGATTCCCAATGAATCACAGGCTCTATTAATTTCCAAAGGAACAGTGGTGTTTAATTTCCAACATTCTTCCTTTTCCAATTCTGCTTGATCCACATTAGGTTTACCAGTAAATCCTGAACAATTTATTACCGTTTTAATATCATTATTGAGAATGAATTTCTTCAATACTGACATGTCATGGTAATCTAGATCGTTTCTTGATTTAATTTGGATGTCAAATGATTTAGATTGTAAATGGTTAAAAAGGTAATTACCTATGTAACCTTTTCCTAAAATTAAAATATTATTGTTCTGGATCATATTCGTTCTCGATAAATTCTCTAATGTTGACCAGACTACAAGTATCATTCTCTTGGATGAAGTCAAGCGCACCTGCACAGAAATCTTCAGCCATTACTGAAATTTCCACATCTTCAATCGAATCAAGAAAATCTTGAAAATCGTTAATCGATTTGATAATTTTCTCCTCGTGAGTTTCCAATTTTTTAAGTATTGTGTTTTTCTTCATAATTAATTATCAAAAAATGTTATGTCAATATCAAATGATTTTTCTTCCCCATCGATAACCACTTTCGTTTGGGTTCTATCAATTTCTTTAATTTTATCAATAAATTTAGCAATATCTTGATTGATAGACAGAGGCAAGTTCTCAATTACTGAAATTCTATCTTTGACAGACAATTCAGAGAAGCCCAAAGATTTGTCACCGAATTTCACACTCTTGACGAATTTGACAATTTCAAAGGTGAATAGATTAGTCAGATTCTTTCCAACATCTTTTTCTCCATCTTTTTTCAGAATATCAATTGCATAATTGATGACTTTATTTTCTTCAGATAATGTAGGGGTGTCCAATTCTACTGTCACTGCTCCTTCGACAATATGTTGGAGAGGAATATCAATTTTATCTAAAATTTTGATGTCTTTGATATCAATCTCTCCTTCTGATGTTTTAACGATGTCACCTAGACTTTCTTTTCTCAATTTTAAAATAACAGGGATTTTATCAACAACCAACCAATCATTATTTCCAGTGTTTTCAATAATAATATCATTCAACATTTTTTGGAATTTCAAGACACCAACAGTTCCTTCTGTGAAAGTTGAAATAATATTTTTTTGTTGTTTGAATGACAAAGGAACACAATCAACTTTTTCACCAGTGGTGATACGATTTACTTTGAATTTTGTATTTTTTAAATCTTGGATACTTTCCAAGAAGTTCTTAACATTATTGTCCATGCCCGTATTTACTGCGACAAATCATTTGTCAACTAAAAAAGTGGCATATTTTCCGTTGGAGCTTCACCTTTCATTTTATCTATGTAATATTCAATATCCATGATGGTAGAATCCATTAAAATTTCACCATCAATTTTCTTTGAAAGATAATATATGATATCTCGGAAGTAATCCATATCATAAGAATAAAACAATCCTTTAATCATTTCGTATGGTAAAGATGTTAAGAAGTTGATTTCCATGTTTTCCAGTGCAGCATTTTGTAAAATGATTTTTTTATCATTCGCGTTTACTAAAAATTGTATCATTTTATTATAGAAATCTGCTGGTAATTTTTCCAACATTTCATCTTTAACTTCATCTGATAATTCCGCAAAATTAATAATAAAATTGCCGTATTCTATTTTTTTAATAAAATTGGATACCGATAGAATATTCAATTCTTTTATAAATTTACTTGGGATATCGACTAATACTTTTATATTCGAATGTTCAAACCAAGTGGGTTCGGTAACAAATTCATTCAATTCCTTTATGAGATAATCTAATGATATTTTTATATTTTTCTCTTTTATATTGAAATTGATGGTATATGAAACATACTTCTCCCAATTCTTTAAGATGTTTATGAACTTTTCATGTGTATTATTACCTTTGAATTTATTCAAATAATCCACGAAGAAATCCTCATCTTCCTCCAAACATTTTTTTATATCTTTGATTGTTATCCTCATTACACAGCAATCTGTTCGTAATTCTGACAACCAAATGTCACGGATTTCACAGGAAATTCTGTATTTTGATAGTCCATCGTAAATCCTTCAACACCAGTGGGAAATGCTTTTCTAAAGATATAACCTTTTCTCAATTCACCACCGTTTGTGTATTGTTTCACTGTAATATCAGCTTTGAGGTTTGCACCTGCTTCGATTAATCCTTTTATAGATGTAGCAATAATCCAAGGTCTGAAGTATTCATGTTCCAAATCTTTTCTAGTCTCTAAAAAGTTTATAGAAAAGCTACGAGACAAGAAATCTTGTCTACTGTTCAAAACATATCCTGGTAAAAATCCACCACTGTTTTCACCAATTGAACTGGAACCAAAATTAGCTCCTTCAGTTGGAATTGTCACTGATTGTGCTGGTAAAATATTACCATTTTTTGTCATGGAATTAGGAGTGATCTTAGCTCTCCATTTTTCCTGTGCTAACTGTAAATACTGGTTTATGGAATCATTTGATACTCCATCAATGGATACTGACCACAATACTGGTATAGAAAGACAGTATCTAGCGTCCCCTGAAAACGCTTGGAGGAAATCTTCAATCTGTGGGTGAGACATGTAATTACTTAATCACTTAGACCAGTCCACGATAGAAATGATACGCGAAAGTCGCAGTGAATGTTTTAATTTCACCAGTTCCATCAGCAATTTCATAAGAAACTTCGCTGATATTTCGAAGAGAAGCACCAATCAATTGGATGGTTCTACCAACTTGCATTTCACTACCCGATGTCACATTGGAACCTCTTTGACAAGGGATTTGAAGAACATCCAAAGTAATTACGGATTCATATCCTGGCATACAAATATTACCAGTGGTGGTTTCGTTGTCGAATAGGACTCTACTTGCTCTTTCGAGTTTCTCTCTGATATCCAAATTTTGATCAAGATAAAATTCTACAGACCAACCTTCAGAACCTGGATAGCTAGATTTTCCAGGAATATTGAAAGTTTGACCAGAATAATTCACCTGTTTGTTTTCAATATCTCTTCCAGGAAAAGTAGCTGTTTTAGCGTAAACCAAATCAGTCTCACCATTCAAGGAGAGTCCTGTGATGTCGATCTGTTTAACACGGAAAAGGAAGTCGCGAGCAAATTGTTTTTGCATCGCCTGATTCATAAAATTTTCGATTGTGGTCGCCATAATAGTATTTAATCATCCGATATAACTTTTTCCAAATAAATCCTTTTATAAAAAAAAAATCCTGACTGGTATTGCCAATCAGGATTTCTTATATTATTTAGTATTAATATTATACCAATTCGTCGAAGTTTGCATCGGATCTGGTCGCTGTGAAGGTGCAGAGGATGAACTCACCAGTTCTCGTTGGTTTGATTAGAATATCAACTTTCAGTTCATTACTATCAATGACTTGTGGCGTGTTATTTCTTTCATCGCAGACAATCAAGTAATCATAGCAACCACCGTTTTCCTTCGCAGTTTTGAAGATTGGGTTCAATGTATTGACCAATCTGGTGCGAGTAAATTCATTGTTAGGTTCAAACACGAAGAATTGTGCTGTTTTCTTGGTAGGTCTTTCCAGAGCAAGGAACAATCTACGAACATTGATACGATCAAATGCACTTGGTTTGCGTGACATCGTTTTTTGACCGAACACCACGATTCCTTGAGATGCAGAGAACATAACAGGGTTAATGTTTACCTTGTAAAGTTCATCACGTTGTTTCTGGTTAGGATTGATAGCGATATCCAAAGCGTTAGTTACAAGACCACGAGTGAATCCAGCAGGAGCAGACCATGGGAATTCAGCAGCATCGCTACGAGCCATGATAGCAGCTTGATAACCAGAGAATGGAATCCAAACTTTTTCACCAGTGAAATCGTCATAAGCTTGCACCCAGTTACCATAGGTAGCTGCATACGAGGTGTTCTCCAATTCAAATTGGTGTCTCATTGCCCAATAAACGTCTAATTGGAAGTTTCTGGTTTTGTCAGTAAGAATCTTACTGTTTCTTCCAGTCACAAGAAGATGACGGATTGGATCAGCAATAAAGATACAATCACCACGACCACCAGTATTGGATGGAAGGTTGCAGAAATTTTCAAATTGATTGAACACTGCACTGTAACTTCCGCGAATATCAGTAGCAACTGCATCATTGAAAATATCTTGTGATGTTCTGAGAGAATCAACTTTCGTTTTCAATGCAGGAGTGTATAGAGTGTCATCGTAATAAGTTGTTCCAGCGGCAGATGCCATTGTGAATACCGTTCCAAGACCACCTTCCACGACAACATCGATGTCATAGATTTCATCATTTTTAACACTTTCCAAAGCACGATTGATTTTACTTGGAATGCTTCCAAGGGTTTTTTGAGTAATCACTGTTGGGCTGTATGCACCAAGAGGATATAGAGCATCAGCTTTTACTGCCAATTTGTTAGTAATTTCATCCAATTGTTGTTGAAATGCTCCGAACTTGTTGGTAGCAGATAAACTACCAACAGCAGATAATTTGCTAACTTCATTGTAGAAATTATCAGTAAACACTCTGATCTTCTTCTGAGGATTACCTGAAACATCCAACGAAGATTCTCTAAATTTGTTGGAAATGTATGGGTTCACCATGATTTCCACATTACGAGCATTGGTATCTTGACTTTCCAAGAAGAAAGGAACAGATGGACCGCCTGTAGGATTGAGTTGAGTGCGGAATGTATCAATCGAACCAACAACTCTGTCATCCAACACGAAATCCAATTTGAAGGATTCTGTGGCATAGATACTCTTACGAAGTTTGAATACACCAACGTTCAGAAGGTCATCATCTTCTCTACCATCAATGTTGTAATCTGTAAGATTCTCCATGATTTGAGAGATGCTATTCGAAGCTCCTGTTGCAGTAGAAGACAGATTGAATTGCAGAGTGCCATTTGGAATCTGAGTATATGTGGTATGGTAAGCAGCAGTCAAGCTAGTGGTATATGCACGAGTGACAGCATTGAATGGGGAAGCTGGATCGATGTTAGTATTATCGCAAATACCGACATAGTAACCTTCAAATTGGCTATTGATAGTCGTTTGTGCTTTATCGAGAACGATAACACCAGCACCACCTAGCGATGCCAAGGAGTTGAGTCCTGTTCTAGTCGCAGCAGTTGCATTCCAATCAAATAGAGTTCCTTCCATTGCTTGGGCATATTGAGCTTCCGTTAAAGTGAACTGGATAGGGCTACCCAAGATGTAAGAAGCAGCAGAAAGATCCAGATTAGTTGTAACCGATGCTGACAAATTGGCGATACTGGATAAAGCTGCTAAAGTTGCAGCGGAAAGAGTTTCGCTACTCAAATTAGCGACATTCGTGGCAGTAATAGGAACTGTAACAGTGTCGGGTTTAACCGCAATTACTGGATAAACCAGTGCAGTGTGTTGTGTACCGAATCCGTCACCAGAACCACTACCATAAGGAATGCGGAAAGTGTAGATATTGGCAGGAGAATTCAAAAGTTCTCTTACAGTATAATAAAAATATCTTTCAGCACTATTCGTTGGTGTGCCGTAAATCGAGTCCAATTCGTCTCTAGTGGTGATTTTGATCACTTCATCCGATGGTCCTTGTGGGGTGAAACCAGTCACGAAAACGTTAGTACCAACATTTGTTGGTGCGATGAGACTCAAATCTCTTTCGAAAATTTCTACTCCTGGGCTGTTAATTGTTCGTTGCATATAATTATTTAGCAAATACCGAACAAAAATTTCCTATTTAAGAAAGAGTCTGATTATATCTATCACATCCTAGCAAATTGATGTGCATTTGTGAGAAAACAAATGTGAAACCACTTTCTATTTCCATTTCACCCGTCTCATTCTGAGAGAATGCTAATTCGTCGATTGATGTTACAAAGGCTTTCGTATATTTAAATTGGATTACTTTATTATCATATTCATCTAAACCATACATCGTTATATCTGTTTGATAATCAGAGAAATTACCATCAACTACAATCCCCTTTGCATTAAATTGACCTGTTTCTTGATCATGTTGCAGATTCAACCATTGATAAATCGCCCAATAATTATTATAACCAGAATCCACCTTAAATTTAACATTTACAGGAGGATATGGATCTTTGGAGTGAGATGACACATAAAGAGTATCACCAGCATATCTAGTCGCAATCGCTTTGATTGTCAGACCTGGAACCATTGTCCCATAGATGCTGAATTGCACACTATCAGGAATGATCGTGTCATTATTTCTCGTGTAATTTGATTGGATTTTCTTGAGAATTGGGGGCAAATCGAAAACGAGAAGAAATTTGTCTTTTCTTGATCGATTAAGCCATGATTGCTGGATTTGTCGGGGCATCTATATTATTTAGCCAAAATACTTATTCATAGCATCCCATTGCTCATAAGAAATATTCCTATCAGGATTTGAATTTATGGAACCTTCAGGTAAGAACCATCCCTGTGCTTCTAAATCTGCCATGTCACTAGCTGCCATGGAACCTTCCCCACCAAAAAGCATTGGTGCTAAGTTGGAATGTTCAATTTTAGCAACTTCTTCGTTAGTGTAAATAGATGTGGATGATTTGTATTTGAATAGTCCTTGATCAATGGGTTTGATCACCAATGGTTTGTCACAATCATCATATTCGTCAATTTCAAAATACAATTCTGTGATATCTTTATAAAGAGCCATCAATGCCCACACAAATGCCATAACTCTATCATCGTGTTCCCCACTTTTTGCTTTCCAAGAGCCATTGGGGTATCGCACAAAATTTTTAAATTCTTTCAGGGTATCTATATTACGGAATGTTACTGATTGTGCTTCATTGACGAAGTATCTCTGGTTCTCCACCGCTTTGTATTTGGTGTTGATATGGGAAATCATACCATTTTGTTTGTTCTTATGAGCTTCTTTTGCACCCCAAGATACCAGATTTTGATACATGTGAGTGTTTGCCAGAGTATCACAAACACCTGTTCCTTGGTTATTACGCTCAATTAATAATAGAGGATTTCCCCAATTTCCACAAACATCTACCACTTCATTGGTAAATTCTGATGGTCCTTTTTTATTTGTCCAATATTCCGCAACTTGTATGATTTGCTTTGGATTTGTCACATCCAAAACTTGCAATACAGATGCATCTATACCAACACCTTCAGAAACGTCTCCACCAATCACATAGATTTTTTCAGAATCGTATTCTTCCCATATTTTATAAGCACCTTCTTTTAGAACATGGATCGGTTGTTTGCATTCATTCCTAAGTCTATCAAATAGGGATTCATCAATCGATTGTTGACTATTATCAAGGAAAACATTTCCAAATTCCTGCATGAAAGCTTCATATGATCCCAGAGCTTTAATTTGTTGTAATTTCCAAGCTTCATCTCTTCCAGGTATTTCATCCCACTCAATTTTATGGGGAGTGAATCCATTTTCACCTTTTTCAGCTTCAGTATAAAGCTTGTGGAATAGGTTTCCCACTTGATTGGGTGTGGATGCCGCAATAATCTTAGATGTTCGGGAACGAGAAATTGTGGGGTAAACAGACTTCCAAAATTCATCAACAACATGTTCCTCCAAGAATGCCAACTCGTCCAAAATGAGCAGATTCAAAGCAGTTCCACGGATCGCTGATCCCGTTGTAGTTGAGATGCTGATACGACTACCATTATCAAATGCACATCCTGTTTTACCATATTCCTCAACTCCTGGCTTTAACCAATTTGGTAACTCCTCATAAGCCAAACGAATTCTTCGAAATATCTCAATCGCAGTGGATTCTTTGTTTGCTACAATAATGGTGTTTCTGTATGGTTTAAAACATGCTTCGTGGAGAGCAGCAATGGTCATCATTGTAGTATTATGGGTTGGGATAAATGACTTACCACACAGGAACAAATTATCACTTGAATCCACAGTAATACATCTAACTGGAACCGATTCAATCGGTCTTATATCTTTAATATAGTGCCATTGATTTCTTTTATTTGATTCTGGTTCTTGAATATTTTGTAATACAATTCTATTCTTTTTAAAATTCAATTTTACAACATATTCTCTAGGATAAAATTCAATACTGTGGGAATCCGCACATTGTTTCCCATTTAAAAATGTTTTTCTTACTTTATAGGTGGTTTTATACCCCAAACTCTCAACCAATTCTTTGAATTGATTTACTAAATTTTCATTTTTATTGGTAAATTTGGCATGACCACGAGTGTTGATACTCCCATCACTATCCATCAAACCTTTTAACAATTCCAATCTTTGCTCTCTGGATGATTCCAGATAATCTTTGGGTATATACTTATTTCCCAATAAATTTAAATTTCTTAAATCGTTGTTTAACGATGCTCGATAACCGATTTTATCCCATTTACCGTCTATTTTTCCCAGATTGACAGAATAAATGTTTCTATTTTCTCTATATACTTCAGAATATTTATATCTTTCATATTGTGATAATATTTCTCTCAATTCATTAATATATTGATACCCAACTGTAATTCGAGAAGAATCTGTCGATCCATCTCCCAACCACATTCCCAATACATAAGGTGGGATTGTCAAATCCTTTTCTTCCTTCTCTACTCCATTTATACAAGACGGGATTCTGTAAAAAGGTTCTCCAGATTTTGTTTTAAAATTTTCAATTAATTCTTTAGTTGTTTTAATGCTTCCACTTGAAACAACTTTTAAATCCCTATCTCTTTTTGATTGGACAAACCAATTATGATCTTCATCAGCTACAATAACTTCACCATTATCAAATTCAACTTCGTAACACGGTCTATCATATCTAATGTTATGCGCCATGGCAATATTGCAAGGTTTACCATCTCTCCCATAGACCACATCACCATCTTTGAGTTCTCCCATTGTTGTCCAACCATTTGGTGTAGGTATTGGAGTATCAAGAGCCAATGCCTTAGAAGCTTGACGGGGGCTAAGAATTACGTTAAATCGATTATCAAAAACGCCTTTTAAAATTCTTTTTTGGAAATCATAAAGTTGGATATTAACCTTACCAACATCACTATCAGGATCGATTATATAAAAATAATTAGCTGCAAAATGAATAATATCATTCCTACACTTTTCAATTTCAACCACCATCTCTGGTGTATATTCAAACGCTGAATTTGCGCTGGGTAAATTAGTATTACCCATATAATTTTGTTTCTTTTTAGCAGCCATTGGTATTACTTAAAAATAATTGCCATAAACACTCCCATCACTACCTCCTGTAGATGGTGGGAATATCTCATTTCTCACAATATCGTCTGAATTTTCCGTATAAATCTTATTGGCACTCAAAGCACTAGACAATGCAGGGAACAATACTGAAGATATTTTACCAAAGTAAGAATTATCAGCAATTTGTTGATTGAATGCTTCTCTAGGTTCATTGGTAACGAAATTGTGTTCACTACGAACAGCTTTTAGTCTCCACACATAATGACCCATTGCTGGATTGAGTTCTGATTGATCCTCATCCATCGCCTCTGTCACTTCAAATATCTTAGCACTTCTACCATTTGGTCTATCGCAACCAAATGGATAAACGATAATCTTATCCTGTGATTTGGGTTCCAATGGATGATTCTGAAAATAACTCAAGGATGCAAATTTTGTTTCAAAATCATCAATGTGTAGATACAGTGTTAGTGTATCAGGAGAATCCATACCAGCCAAAGCATAAATCGGAGAACCGTTCTCCATCTGAATATATGCTTTGATTTCCATTGCACTCAACCAATACATCGTGGTGTGTTCACCGTAAATAGAGTTCATTTGGTCTGGTTCAAAAGTATTGACCATGTAACCAATCGTCACACCGTAATTATTGATAAGTTCTCCAAATTGAGAATTGAAAATTGCTCTTTCTGCTTGGAAATTGGATGGATCAGCAAATCCACCACAATTAGGACGATATACACCAGCGAAAATGTTTTCAGGTGTTAAGCACGATAAAGGTATTGTAGGACATCCAGCCATTATTTTTTAATTTCTACGATTTTTCCACATTGTTGACCATGAAGATTGGTAAACATTTTTATCATTTGATCGGAATTCTTTCTTTTGATTTCCTTTCCATCTTCAAATTCGATGCCACCCAAAGATCCCAACTCTTTTAATAATTCATCACCAATTAAAATTTGTCCATTACTTCTGATCTTTTGATATGGTCCTTTAGTTGAAATATTTTTCCTATTAACCATGCGAGCAATATCACTACCACCTTTTTTGTTTCTAGGATTTACTAAACTCTGTTTGATATTTCCGAAAGCATCTTTGTGTCGGTATTCCAGTATGACACCGTTGTGTTTTTCAAAAAATTCCAGAAAAGATTCCATGTTATTATTTAAGAAAAAAAGGGAGAATCACCACGATTCTCCCTTCTTGAGTTTATTTTTTTCTAGAAATTATTAGCGGAAGTAGTCTTCCGATGTTCTCAAATCAGACACTTTGTTTTGTTTACCCATGTTTGGTTGTTTTGCGCCGTGTAGAGCATGACCGTAATCACCATCGTTACCAACTTTATCAGTAACTCCCGTTACTTTGGTTCCTTGATTTTTAGGTTGTGGGCGACCACCAACTTTGTTATTCTTGGATTGGAATTTGTGAGAACCATCTTTGGAGTTTTTAGCACCAATTGTCCCATCGTTACCAACTTTATCGGTAGGGAAGGTTTCTTCATCTTCTTCGTATTCCTCTTCGTCGTCATACATATCACCTTCTTCGTCCATTTCTTCGCCTTCCATATCGAAGTCTAGATCATCACCTTCGTCACCAAGGTCTTCTTCACCTCCAAGAACGCCCATAAGCACATCATGAAGTTTTTGAGCAGTAGCACGATCAAGAGTAAAGGTAACTTCATCACCCATATCTTCATCACCCATGTCATCACCCATGTCATCACCGAATTCATCATCAGTAGGAGCATCGGAAAGACCCAATGCAGCGTTTTCAGCGTCTTCGGAGAAATCGCTACCCATAACAGATTCAAACAATTTATCAAATGTAGATTTTTTCATCATAAAAGTATTTAGTCTTTCTCTTGCAATTTTTTTAGATTCTTTAACAATATTTTCTTCAGCTTCTTCTCTTTGCATATTTTTTTTCATATTTTTGAGAGTTTTCTCAAAAGAAGCTTTTTCTGTATCAGATAGATTAGGATTTTTTAATTTTTCTTCAATTTCAGAAATTCTACTATATTGTTCTTCATTGTCTTCTTCATCACAACCACAATCATCATCATTCAATGCTTTATGGAAACCACCTTTTTCTGTCGGTCCCCCTTTTTGAATGTCCATTTTATCATTAAATGCATTTTTTGACATTTTAGGAATTTTTTTCGATTTGTTGATGTTTTCCTGAGCATTCTCATTCACAACGGTTTTAACACTTTTAAGCATTTCTCCGTAAACATCTCCTAGTGTTGTTTGTTTTTTTCTCATAAATTATGGTTGATATGGTTTATTGGTTACAGTTACAGTTCCAGCATTAACATCCATATCGAATGAATTAGTTGGATATTTCAATTCAACAGTGGAACCATCAAATTGTGCCAATTCTGAAATTAATTGTGTCAATTTAGCGTGAAAATGGAAAACTTTGAATACATCAACTCCCAATTCATCGATAATTTCTTGAGGAGTCAAGTTTTCATGATTCCACATGATATCAATACCATCTCTCTGTGTCTTAACCAAATTATTAA